CTCACCTCCTTACAATTATATTATATACCATTTGGCATATAATGTCAACACTTTTTTAAAATAATTTGAGAAAAATGCAAAAAAATAAAGCCTACCAATTAAGGTAGGCTTGTTTTTTATTCTTCGAAATGCATGACGCCTGACTCATCAACGTAAACAGCAGCGCGATTTAACATCTCACCTTTTGCGTTGAAGTAATACCATTTACCATCCACGTTCCTTGCTTCTTGTGATAACATCTTACCGTTGTTTTCTTCACAGTAATACCATTTATCGAAGTATTGAATCCAGCCGGTCTTCATTCTACCGTCATTACCGAAGTAATACCATAGACCACCGACTTTCTCCCAACCAGTTGCCATGTGGCAACCATCTTTAAACCAGTACCAAGAACCATCTTCGTCCTTGAACCATTTGTTACGTAATGCATAACCGTTGTCGTTGAAATAGAACCAACTTCCGTTGATTTGCTCCCATTTCGATTTAGCGTATTCGCCATTGTTATAACGATAATACCAACCTGTACTGTCTTCAACCCAACCTTTAGCAATCTCAACAACTGCATCGGCTTTGTCGTAGTCAGGACGAATGTACCCAACCATACCGTCGTATGTACGAGTACGGTAACGTGCTGGTCCACCTACTTCTAAGTAGTCCCAGTTTCCGTCAACGTTCTGTTCGATTGTCTTAAGTGTGTAGCCGTCACTATCTTCGATGACAACACCTGTATGTCCATAAGGAGAACCGGGTACTTCCATTACGAAGATGTCACCTTTCTTAGCAATAACACCAGGTGCTTCATAAATAACATTAAGTCCTTGTGCTTTTGCAGAGTTCAATAAGTCAATCGCATTGCCCCATAAGATTTTTCCGGTAGCTCTATAACAAACGCTGTTTGAACCATCTACACATTGCCATCCATATACTCCATCGAAGTCAATACCTTTATTGTTATTTGCTGCGTTTTTTAACGGCGCTAATGCGTATTCTACTGTAACCATATATACATCTCCTTATTAATTTGTTGGCCAAGGGTCATTTGTAACGTAAGAGATTGTTGAGACCCTAATATCACCAATATCTCTGTCTGTAGGAATAGGGTCAGTGAATTGGAAGCGTAACATGTTACTGTCACCTAATCCACCTAAATACCAAGTTCCATACCGGATACCTTTATCGTTATAGATATCACCGATTAATGAACCCTCTGAACGATAACCTAGCGGAATACCTTGTAGTCCGAGAATGAACACATTTCTTTCTCTGTCTGACGGCTGGATACTATACCCAGGACCACCACGTCGCACAATCCCGAACCAACCCCATGAGAGTCCACCGAATTGATATGAAACTTGGTTGTTAAGACGTCGTACTTTTAGATATGACCCACCGAGTTTAGACGAGATATTCAAAGTCTTCCACCCAGTATCACCATATAGAACGGCCCAACCGGTCTTTCCAGAATCGGTAGTTTTAATCCATTTTACAGCGCCATTGGTTCGTCTCAAATCCACATACGTTTGACCGAGAGTACCTTCAACTTTACCTTCAGGCATACCAGCACCAGTAAGTTCACTAGATGAAGTTGTAGTAGCTGGTCCATTTTGACTGGAAGCGGGCAGAGTAACTGTTCCACCACCGTGAGATAGTGTTAAAGAGTTACCACTAAGAGACAGTGTTTGTGGAATTCCAACTCCGTCGTTACCTTTAGGTCCTGTAGGTCCCTGAATACCGTCAGCTCCGGCAGGTCCACGTTCTCCAGTTTCACCGCGGTCTCCTTTTGGTCCCGGAGGTCCGGCAGGTCCAGCCTGACCGATTGGCCCTTGTTCTCCACGTTCACCTCTTTGTCCGTCTTGCCCACGCTCACCTTGTAAACCTTGAGGTCCGATAGGTCCTTGAAGTCCGTCTGCCCCTCTTGGTCCAGTATCACCTTGTGGTCCACGTTCACCAGCTTCGCCCTTATCGCCTTTAGGACCAGGCGTTAATGAGATGTTTCTCAATTCATCCTTAGTTGCAAAGTTACTTGTGTTAATTTCAGGCTTGCTTTCTAAGACCTCTAAACGCTGTTTTAAGGCACTATCGTCATAGACAGTATCTTTATCAGTCTTTGTCTTTAAAGTTTCAATTTCTGCTGAAATATGGCTGATTTCAGTACGTAAACTGCTATCGTCATAAGTTCCACCTTGCTCTTTGATTTTTGCAAAGAGTTCATCTAGTTCTTGTTTAGTAACAATATTTTCAACATCTACAATGCGACCTGTCGCGCGTTCGACTAACGGCGATTTTTTTGCTTTATCAACAGCACTAACCCATACATTAAATGCAAATGAGTAAACGTCTGTTGATTGCTCTACTTTCTCAAAATATACATAACCAACCACAGGTTCATCGGTAGTGATTAATGTACTGTCAAATGGAACTGTAATTGTATTTTCTGAGATTGTAGCTTCAACAGTTATATATCGTTTTGTATATTTGAAATAAAACAAGCAAAGAACTTTTGAAGCAGTTAACTCATCAACAGTAAATTTGAATGTTGCAGTACCTTTATCGTGGCTGTAAATTTCATGCCCTAATTTTTCAACGTCTCGATAAACAGACGTAATAGTTAAATGTTTTTCGATTGTTTTTTCCATACGTTCCTCCCTTCCATAAAATAAAAAGAGGACTCGCAATGAGCCCTCTGTGGATCCGTATTCTTAACCTTCAATCTTTTTCAATTCATTGAATCCATTAACAACAGATTCAATCAATACTTTCTTAGATTCGCTATCCAAGTTAATTCCAGCTTTTTCTAATTCGTTTGTTAAATTATCAAATGCAGCTTGGAATTTGTCTTGGCTTGCGTTATGCACATCTTTGAAAATTTGTTCCACAGCATTCACAACTGTGGAAGCGATGGATTTTGCCAATTCGTAGTTCTTAGCATCGGTTTTGGCTTTCATTTCGGTCGCTTTAGTTTCAACGAAACCCTTCAATCCCGTAAATGCTAAACCAACTAATACTACTAATACACTCACGATTCCATTAATGATTGTTGCTTGTAATTGTTCCATTATTATTCATCCTCTTTCTTTTCGATTTCAATTTCGATTATTTTTTGGAATTTCTTATCTTGATTTTTCCGCATTTGGTTGATGTACGGTCTCAACGCTTTGGGGAATGGTAAGCCCAGCGCTTCCCAATTCTCCATCAACGACCCCACATAACTCATAATAAAAAATAGACATGTGGTTATTCCTATCTCTCTATGATTGAGAGCTCTAGCGTATAGGGCAACTATCATGACTACTGATATGACAAGAAAATGTCTGAGTAGTCCATTCGTGCTCGTTTTACTATCAAATTTTTTCAATTTAAAAGCTTTGATATAGCCGGACACCACATCAAAGCAAATTAACCAAAACAAGATTTGAATATACGGACTGCGCATCAATCCTTGTAAATGCATTGTCAATACGTTAAATTCTACATCTACCATCTACTACAACTCCATGATTTCTACAACTGTTTTGTATTTTTTAATTTCTTCACGTTTGCTCGCATTGTCTTGTTCTAAACGTAAAATCTCATCGTTTAAACTCTGAGCTTTTTGCTCTAGTTGAGCTTTTTCTTCTGAAAGTCGATTAATCTCATCTTGTTTAGATTTTACTTTTGTTTCCAACGATGCAATTTTATTTTTGATTGTCTCTAATTCCATAATTTCACCTCTTAGTTATTAATCTTTATTCCATCAAAGCATAGCCAGCTAGTATTAACGTCTCTTACAACTACAACAGTTCCGTTACCGACACCATCATCATAAACGGCAAGAGTGCAAGTTTTGTAATCTTGAGTTATGCCTTTAATAAACGTTTGCTTTTCAATTTTTACCTTAGGTAATTTGAATATGTGCTTCCATGGTGTAACGTTTCCATCTTTACAACTTCCTCGCAACTCTATTGAACCGTTATTATCAATTTTGTATTGGACAGGATGATAATCATTGCTGAAATCTGTCCATCCATTTAAATAAGTCGCGTTAATCCACACATTCGTCCATTCTGACCATTTACCATTTTCTAGAATCCTAGTGTGTATTTTATTTGAATTGAATGGGGTATATTGTTGAATGCAATAATTAGAATCTGTACTGTGTGTTATAACATGGACATATCCATAGTTATTTGTTCCTTTTGGATTATGCTGCACTCCAAACGCGTGGTAACTTCCAGCAGTTTTTAAATTGTTAAGATCACCATTATATTTTAATGACTTACCCTCTCTAGAAGTCAACGCAAATTCTTGGATTGGATTTCCATTAGAAAGTATTCCTTCTTCAACATTCAACGTTTTATGGAACGCTACTGGAAGAAATGATTCAAAATGATTTTTTAATTCCGGAAATCCACCAATAGAAAAGCGTCCATCACCTAAAGCAACTAATACTGAAGATGAGCGAACTACTAATATTGAATCTACAAAATCACTAATTTTATCTTCAATATACAATCGGATGTTGTATGATTTGGTTAAATCATAAAAAGCCCCACAATCAATTTGGCGGTTAATCCTTTCTGTTGTTTCCTTGGTTAAATTAACTGCATCAATCCATTTATTGTTTTTCTTTTCTGAATATTGGATTTTCAGTGTATATAGATTACGATTGATGCCATCTATCACAAGTGGACATACATTAGCTAATACAGTAGCAAAAATGGTTTTGTTAGTTTCATTCCCTGCGCGATGAGCGAGAAACCCATTTATTTTAGGTGCATAGTAATCTAACACATTCACATTGATAGTTTTTATTGCACTTCTTCCGCGTGAATCAGTAACTTTTGCACTAGCTTCAAATGTTCCGGATTTTACTGCCGGAAAATCGCCTTCTTCAGAACGTACAATTAAATTATCCAGCATTAATTCAGTGGATACGATATGTGAACCGTAAGCCCCATTTGCACCTTTTGCAGATAATCTAATCACTGATTTATCTTTGATAAAGTATCCTTTTGTAATGAATTCTGCTATCTTAGCAGTTCTTTCAGTGGCTATCACTTCATCTATTGTTGGAACAATTGAATCCGGAACTTTAATTGGTATTCCGGTTTTTGTCGTTTCTACTCCAATTTCTTTTTCGCCATCAAATGTTCTTACAGATACATCAAGATATCCGGAAGTGCTATTAGTAATTCTATTTGCATATTCAATAGGAACAGTAGCTTGAACACTTGTGTCATGACCTTTCCCAAGGTCTACCCAGTCACTTCCATTAACTCTCCATTTAACTTGATGACGGAAAGACGATATCTTTTTATCAAGCGTTATAGTGATTGGCTTTCCAAGTTCTGCAGTAGATACTGAACTAACTGAACTTGAACGTGGAATATTAGATAATGTAACTGTTCCGCTAAACCAATTGATGTTTCCTTGGTCTGCAACATTCGTTAATCTAGCCCAAATAGTGATACTCTTGGTTCCATCTTCATTGTGCGGAATTGTCATTGTTCCTTGTCCAAAAGTAACCCAATCTCTATTTCTTAAATCAAAGCTAACGTACTTACTTAATACATACTTACCATTAATTTCAACTTCTGCTAATGATTCATTATTTAAATCATAAGCCCACGCGCTATCGCGTGCTAACCACAATTGCCATGATATATCTGAAGTGTTGTTGGCAATGTTTATGCTTGTTTCAGTAACTTCAAGCACTAATTTTACATAACCGCTGCTTGTTGATTTCTCAATTCTAGCCATTGCCATTCACACTCCCTACATAAGATATTGTTGTAAATTCGTTGTTAAATCGTTCAAAAATATGGTTTGCAATCGTTACGCTATTCCAGAATGTAGCACTTAAAATGTTAAGTTGTTGACCTGCAATGTAAGCAACAACGCGACCACCATCTATAAATTCCATGCGATCATTTGAAATTCTGTTTTGCAGTTTTTCTCCATTCTTACCAATCAAAAGCCCATCTTCTGAAATACTAAAGTAAGTTGACATTGTATTGATAAACACTTGAGATTGTTCCAAGCTTAGTTCAATTGCTTTGGTTCTTGCTCCAAGCCCTTCAATTCTTTCAGCAACTTTCAAAAGTTCCTTTGTAGATGCTTCAAGATTGCTAAATCTACCCGTTAAATCACGTAATGTATCTTCACCAATTTCATTTTTATTGATGATTTCCATTATTTTAGTAAAATTATTAGCTTGTTCCCTGTTGCGTTCTTCAAATTCTTTTTGAAGTCTTTCAAGTTCTTTATCATCTTTCTTTAGAATTGGTTGCCATTCTCCATTCGTAAAAATCTTTGGAACTTCTTTTTCTGAATTGCTTGTATCAGTCCATAAATCACCGCTAGATGGATTTTTAGGAGCAGTAGGGCCAATAGACTTGTTTACAATAAAATCTTTAATTACAATGGAATTTTGAGCAATTACACGATTGTTTTCCAACGCTTCACAAATGAAAGTTGCTTCTTTGTTTACATCGTCAATTCCAATCACTAATTCATTAGATGCTGTTTCATGTTTCTTATTCCATTCAACATCCGTATCATCGTACTTGCTAACACGTTTCCAACGATAACTAAAGCGATTATTCATCGTGATATCCATTTTGCTAACATCAGCAATTAACTTAGTAGAGATATTGCTATTTTGGAAAATAACACCATCCGTTGAATGAATATTCATAATGAAAGGAACTTCGGTAAAATCAAATAAGCGTTCCTTAACTAGAACGCTTAATCTTTGTACTTTTTCAGAAATGCTATCATGATGTTCTGTTATATTCGTAATAGTAACTTTTCCAACGCTAGGTTTAGATAGGGGTTTTGTAATTTTAGAAATCCTAGCCTCTAAATGTAATGGAGGTTTGTACTCGTTATCTACAATTAATACTGAATCACCTATATTTACATTGTCTGGAAGATAATCAATATCAACTTCATAAGTTGTTTCTGGATAGGCACGTTTTTTTAACTGTTTTAAAGTCTCGTTAAATAGAGCTTGTTGAGTTTTAGCTGTACTTTGATAAGTGTCAGTAATATAACCAGCATATTTAGCAGCGCTTGGATGTCGTGTCCATCTTTCCCCTTCTTGCAAATCGTGTAATGTATCTTCACTAACCCAGTATCTCCCATCATTATATTCAAATCCCACTAGAGATACTCCGTCTCCATAACCTCGTAGAGCAGTGGCAAGATGTTCAATACTTTCTGTTTTCGTAATTTTGCTTACATTAGAACCATATTCTAATCTAATTTTCTTTTTGCTTCCGATTTTTTTGTAAAAATTGACTAATTTTCGATGAATCTTGTCGTTCACAAATTCGCAACTAAAATTAATTTCGGCATCAAAAGCTTTTGCGATTCTTCTTAACCGTTTTGTAGCCGTCTCAAAACCTTCTGTTTTGATAGTTCGCTTTGTTGTATTTGGAATTTCATTAACTCCAATTTCCCAACCAGAATCGTAAGTAGACGCTTCAAAATATTCGCTAAGCGTTTTTGGTTCATCTCCAATTAATGGCCATACAGATTCGCCTAACAAATCCAATCCAGCGTCTTCAGCAGTAATTATCTTAACGTTATGATCTTCCTCAATACGAGTTATCTCAAAACATCTTGTTATATCTCCGTCCTTAACAAATATGTAACAACCAATCGACACATTCTTGATAGATTCATGAGTTTTATCTACTTTAAATTCGTAAATTCCAATTCCAGTATCCAAGTCTTGCTCAAATAAGTCATCGTATGCGATTAACTCTCCAATCGAACCGAAATGAAGCTGGCAAATCTTATTGTATTTTCTATCCGTGACAGTAATCATTGCCATGCCTCCTTAAATTTCGCATTAAGATGAATGCCTGTATTTGGTTCTGTTAAAATGCCAATCTCTGTCTGACCTACTTTTAAATCAAACCATGAACTACTTAAATTTACATATTGAATATTTCCGTTAATTGTTAATTGTTTTTTTCTGAAATCAAACTCTACTACATCATTTGGTTTAATAACTACATCTCCCGTTTCATGTCCGTATTGCACGTACTGTCCACTTGGATGGATGAAGCTAATCATTTTGTAATTTTCGCCTGACGTAAAACTAAAAAGAGGCGCTGTTGGAAGCACCCCTCTATTGTCAAACGTATATACAATTTTTCCTGTATTCGTCCCTCTAGTAGCACTTTTCTCTATTTTTGATAATCCTTCGAATGAGAATGTTACTTGTAATTGGACGATGTAAATATTTTTGTGTTTAGTAATCGAAGTAACGTTGAATTTATAAGCTGTATAGACACGATTCAATGATGTGTCCGGCTCAAACTCCACATTTTCTTGCATAATCCATCGATTAAAATTATCTAAATCTGTCTGCTTAGTCGTATGAATATGAATTTCAAACGTCTTCACTTGTTCTTTACGTTCATAATTCTTCTTAAAATATGAACTGCCATTTTCACGTCTTTGAATAGCATTATTGCTTTCAGAGAAGAAGAGACGCTCATATTCTGCCACTACCACTTGAATCGGCAAATCCGTATTCTTAACATTATTAATACTCATTTCAAATCCAATCACAGAATCACTCCTCTTGCTCTTTCAGCATGTCTTTCTTTCATTTTCATTTTTCTAATAATTTCTTCTGCTAGTTTGGTAGCTAGTTGAAGTACATCTTCATCATTTCTCACTATCAATTCATGTGGGTAAATATTAACATTTACTCCACCGTTATTTTCTAAGTGTGCTGCAATGCCTTTTCCGATTCCTGAAAGTGTATGATCATTCAATGGAAGAATAGCTTCTTTTCCTGCTTCTCCACCAACCATTAAATTGTTTCCATTTTGACCGAAAACAGTTGGTTTAGTCATGATACCACCTTTCGCATACCACTCGATGCCAATACTTGGCAATCCACCACTTAACCAATCTAATGGATTTGCTGAACCACTGATACTGAAGTGAGGGAGTGGGATGTGTGGCCAGCTAATTTGGAAGTTGAAGAATCCTTTGATTGCCTCAATAGCTGAACCTACAGCACTTGCTGCTCCGTCAATTGCTCCGGAGATAGCACCCTTAATTCCTTCCCAAATACTAGACGTTGTTGATAAGATTCCATCCCAAACTCCAGAGATGATGGACGCAATTCCACCCATAATTGAGCTGATTGTTGATGAGATAGTACTAAGAACAGTTGATACAACATTTGATAATGTTTCCCAAGCTCCTGACCAATCACCAGTCAAAACTTGTAAGACTGCTTGAATGATTCCTAGAATCACATCGAGTGCTCCTTGAATAACTGTAGTAATTACAGTCCAAACTGTTTGAATGTAAATTGAAATCCCATCAAATACTCCTTGGATAAATGGAGCTAAAAATGATAGTACTGTCTGAATAACTGTTGAAATAGTATTCCATACAGTTTCTACAACTTGTTGAATACGTTCGTGGTTAGCCTCCCACCATGATACTAATGTTCCGAAAATATTTTGTATGAATGAAGAAACAGCACCTACTACAGTTTCAATTACTGATTGAACACCGTTCCAAACACTTTCTACTGTAGAACTTAATCCAGGGAAAATACCTTCTAACCATTCAACGATAGCTCCAAAGTTAGTGATTACTGCAGTTACTATTGCAATTCCTGCTGCAACTCCAGCGATAATAGCAATAACTGGTAACATGGCAGTCCCTAAAGTTGTAATGGCTATCCCTATCGCTACTAATATTGGAGATAAGATAGCAGCAACTGCGAGAATACCACCTAATACAATAATAAATTGCTTAATAGGTGCTGAAAGGTTCTTAAACCATTCTGCTAATTGCTTTAGTACTGGAATTAATGCATCCATAATTGGTGCAACTGCTTCTGCTATTGCAGCACCAATTTCAGAAAGAGTAATCTGAAGTGTGTTGAATTGTTGTTGCTGTTTATCGATAGGATCTAATGTAGCTTCAAATGTTTGTGCTACTGTTCCGCTTGCATCTTCTGCTGTTCCAGCTAGATTTTTTAATGAGAATGCTCCACGATTAATGGCATCTACCATTCGAGAAGCACCTTTAGTTCCGAATACATTAGCTGCTTCTGTTAATGCTTGAGTAGAGCTAGATGCATTTTTAATTTTATCGATAGTTTCTTGTAAACCTTGAGATAGTGTTTTACCATCTTTTGCGTACGCAACTGCAGCTTTACTCATACTTGAAAGAGCGGCTCCGGAATCGACACCAGCTTTTTCTAATGAACCAATCAATGTTGCAGCTTCATCAAATGTTAAGCCTAACTCTTTGATTTGTGGTGCTCCTGAAACCATCTTAGAAAATAGTTCATCTACTGATACTCCAGTTGTTTGTGAAACGTAAGTAACAGTATCTAATGTACTTGTTAAATCTGAGACAGATAATCCATAAGCCTCAATAGTTTTCTTAGCGTTAATCGTGCTTGCAGTAATATCTGAGTTATTGATTTCAGCAAACTGAATGATACTCTTTGAAGCACCTTTCAAGGCATCTCCTGTTAATTCAAACTGTGTATTAACTTCACCGACTGCTGAACCGACTTTTTCGAATGAATCTACAGGAAGTTCAGTAGATAACTGATCATAAATTTTTTTAAAACCGTCTAATGCTTCTTCTGTAGTTGCACCAGTTTTTGTAATGATAATATCGAAACCAGCATCTACGTTTCTGAATGCTTCTTGAGTTTTACCTGCGAAATCAATCATTGATTGTCCAGCTTGAGAAGCGACTTGAGCAGCTTGTTGTAAATTTCCTTGGCTTAATAATTTGTTTGTTTTTTCTGCTGATTTTTGGGAAGCATCTCCAACATCTTCGAGTTCCTTCTTAACATTTTTGATACTTCCTCCATCATCTAATTTATCTAATGCATCTCTTAATGCGTTAATATCTGCCTTACCATTTGAAGCTTCTTTTGCCATCAATTCTAAGGCGTGTTCCATGTCTTTACTTGAGGCTTTTCCGTTCTTGATAGAATCAGTCAGCTTGTCTCCTAAAACGTGTCTGTAGGATTCTATGTCCTTACCAGTGGCAGAAAAGAATCTTGATAATCTTTCAGTAGACTTTCCAAGATTTTCTTGTTCTTTATTAAGATTTGTTAATTGTGTTTTGTAATGTGTTAATGTGCTTTCTGTTGTTTCTAACTCACGTTTGAAAGCACGGTAGTTTTCTTCACCAATCTTACCTGCTTTAAATTGTGCTTCAACTTCTGCTTGTGCATTTTTTAAAGTAGTAAGCTTTTCTTTTGTGTTTTCAATTTGTTTAGAGAGTAATGTTTGTTTCTGAGTGATTAATTCCACACTGGCAGGATTAAACTTCAAAGCTTTATCCACTTGTTTCATTTCACTCGCTGTACTTTTAGCAACTGCATTTACCTTTTTAAGTGCTTGCTCTAATGGTTGGACATTACCTTGTAATTCAATCGTAATTCCTTTAATGTTTCCTGCCATTCTATCACTCCTTTCTTCAAATAAAAAGGCTACTGAAAATCAGTAGCCTAAAAATTATCCATATCGTTTTGCGTTGCTTTTCTAGTTTCCCCTTGTTCAGAGTTATTTTGACTATGTAAATTAACATAATCCGTTTGAAAATCTAACGCTCCTCCAACTGATAAATGTTTTAACTCTTCAATGGATAAACCACTTTCTTTACAGCATAGCAGAAACGTTTCTACCGTGAATGCTTCTTCGCTTGCTTCTTCACTGGAATCTGTTTTTTTTTAGTTACTAAAGAAACTTTTAATAACTCTCCAACGTTTTCAATAATATCTTCGAGTGTTAAAAATGCATACTCACGATAGAATTCTAAAAAGTCAGGAATTGTTGAATCAGCAGTGAAAGCAAAAATCCAGAAGAGACGATAGAACAATTCTGAATCGAATGCTTCTAGACTTTCTGCTGTTAGATCTTCTAAAGAAAATGAATCTCTACCTTTGAATACTTTTGCAACAAGTAACAATTCTTTAAAATAATCTTTATTAAATTGTTTTTTATATAAAAGCGTTGTAAATGCATTACTTTCCAATGTAATTTTCTTACCTTGAATTTCGATAGTTCGTTTCATTTATTTCTCCTTTACATTGTAGCTTTTACTTCTTCAAAGAATTTATTGTAAGTTTCTTCTGAAGTATTCTTAGATGTTTTGTATTTAACCACTTTATCATTTGCACGAGGACTAGAAATGAATTCTAATTCAACGTTATTGAAATTACTTCCATCTTTTGTTTTCGAGTTGACTTTTGGACGTTTAACAACTACTTGAGTTAAGCAGTGACGAACCGCATGTACATCCCCTTCGATTTGGAACAAGAGCGTAATAGGGTTACCTTGTGAGCTGCTTCTTTCAGCAATTAACTCTCCAACTTTTTCTTCTCCTACTGCATACTGTAAGAATTCTTCTGTAACATTATACATAATAACTTTTCCAGTGTATCCATCGTTTGAAGCTGATACATAATAATCAATATTATCTGCTTTTAATTTAATATCTGTACTTTGTGGATCTAATTGTAATTCAATAGAACCTGACATTTTTTCTGGCTTAGAATATGAAATAGCACCTCCAACTCCTACTGTTGGTTTACTCCAGTGAACGTTTTCCAAACCAAACGTAACTTTGTTTTCTGCTTTAGGTGTTTGTGATACTTCTTGACCCATTTATAAATCTCTCCTTTTATAGTGTAATTTGATATGCTACCATATACATTCTTTCATCTTTCAAATACGTTTCTTGAAATGTATATGTTAATTTATTGTTATGAAATAGTTCTCTCATTTTTTCTTCTAACGTTATATCTTTAAAGTCTGAATAAACTTCAATAATCACATCTTTATTTACAAGATGTGTAGAGTTATCTGCGTTTGCGTGTTGTTCTGTAGGATTGTAGTAAATAATATAAGGTAAGGCAGGAGCTTGTCCTTCTTGAAACATATAGTATTGGACAGGTAATTGTAGATTTTTTAGCTGTTTATATAGTTCCTTTAGTGTCATCATTTAGCTTCCTAACCTCCTTCTAATATCTTCTTCAAATTCCTTTATAACTTCGGTTTCAATTGGTTTAATATGAGTGATTGCTGCAACTCGTCCACCATTCTTTTTAGCATGTCCAAACTCTAACAAATGTGCGATTCTGTATTCTTCTTTTTGATAGATGGTACGCTTACCACGTTTATCTCTTTTTACATCCCAATCATTTGCATATTCTCCAGTAAGTACTGGAGATGCTCCTTTTAATTTAGAAGCTGTTTTGTCAGCTAAATCGTCTATAGATTTTTCAATTTCATTTGACACATCTTCATTGAAGGTACTGAGTGCGTTAGCAATCTCTGCTTCCAGATTAAAGCTCATATTTATCTCCTATCAGCTCTTCACATTGTAATTCTGTAAATTCTCCTGCTTCTGGTTTGAATGCTCTACGAATTACATACTTGATACCATCGCATTCTAGGAACGATTCACGCTCATACTCAAACCATCGTACCTGTACTACAAATACTGGTTTATACCCAAACTGAGCACCATAAAACAACATACTATTTGTTACGCTCTTTTCAGTTGCTAAGACTTTACGTTTAATGAGTTCAGTAATTGGATTTCCAATATCATCCGTTTTATTAACACTCTTTTTAATTAACGTAATTTCTTTATTCCACATTTACGTCACTCCTTAAATTTTCTAAAATTAAATTATGAAGGCGATATTGTAAATGCTTCGGCATTAAAATATTATTATCACGATTATCGTATCTAAACGCTGCATAATCGATTAAGAAATCCATGTGATCATATCGATTAGTATCAAGTTTAATCTTCTTTTGTTTTTTAATTTCATCTTGTACTGATAAAATTAAATGATTTAAATACTCATCTCTAAATCTTCCACTAATTCCTAGTTTAGCCTTCAATAGAGCTAGTATCTCTGTTTGCTCCATTATCATCTCCTCCTAACGGTTTGATGAAAATAACTCCAGCACTATTGTCTCTAGTTGATAATTCTGATAGTCGTGCTTTACTAACTTTGCCTTGGAAAGGGAAAACATCTCCAATAGCATATAAACGACCATTCGGAAATTCTTCCGAACAGTCGTTTACATCAGCAAATGCACGAATTACTTCGTACTTCATAACTTACTCCTAAACTGCATCAGTGTATGTTACAAACACGCCTGCTTCTTTGTCAGTTGCTTTAGCTACAAAGCGAGCGAATAATCCTAATGTTTCTCCATAGATTTCGTTTGGAGTCCATTTAACTGTTGTTTGCATACGGTCAAACAATGTGATGAATTCAAACGCATCACCGATGAAACCTTTCATTTCTCCTTCTGCTGCTAACATTTCATCTGGAACTGAGTAAATTACTTTACCTTTGAAACGGTAACCAGTTGGAGATGTTACATCTTCTTGAAGCATGTAACGACCTTGTTTGTCTTTCACTTTGTCTAATGCTGCGAACATTGAATCAGTTACAATTAAAACTACTTCGTATACTGAAGAGATTTTCTTATTGATAATATCTTTTAATCCATCAAACCCTGAAGCAGCTTCTGCTTTAGCTGTCTTAAGAATTTCTGCGATTGCATAGTTTTTAGTGTTAATATCTTGATTTCCTGCATCTTCTTCAACCAATGCCATAATATCGTAATCTGCATCGTCAATCATTTCTTGTGATACGGATAATTGTCCACGATATGTTTCTACTGACCAATCAACTGGAGTGAATTTTGGTTTTCCTAATTCAGGGTTCTTTTCTAATTCAGACGTTTTAGTCATTTTGTTTTTAGATTTGCTAATTACAGCGTATTTACCTGAACCAGAATTAACTGGAATAATACGTACTAATTTAGTTAAGTCAACATTGCGTACTTTTTGTAGTTGTGGTTTCAACACTTCAACCGGTACAACTGCACCACCATCAACGACTTTTAATCCATCTCGTGTTTGTCCTTTAGTACGGATGAATGTGTTTAATGCTTCTCTTACTTCTAATGTTTTGTTGTTGTTATTCATATTTCTATTCTCCTTTGCTGGGTCTTTTTCTTCTAATTCTTTTAATTCTGTTTCTAGATCTGAAATTTCTTTTTCTAAGTTTTCTTTTTCTTCTTTCTTAGCAGATAATTCTGTTTGAATTTCTTCAATTTGTGCTTCAATAGCACTTAAATCTTCTTCATTTTCTGCAGCTTCAATAGCTAATTCAGTTTCTTCTGAACGTTTATTTAGTTCTGCTAATTCAGCATTAATCTTTTCTAGCGATTTGCTTCGCATTGATAATTTAGCTTTAATTAATAAGCCTTTATTTTGCATTCTTTAATCTCTCCTTTAGTAATTGTTTTTTATTTGTTAACATTTCCTTTTTGTAGTTGTCATAACTTTTTTGTCGTGCTGCGATTTCAGTTTGAGGATATGCTGGGAATGTGCATGGACTAACTTCTAGAAGTTCCATATCTTTTACTTTTTTAAGGATAGTTCCATCATCTCGTTCTTCGATTTCATAATTTAGTTCAACAAATCCAAAGCTACAACCATTCACATCTTGTCGATTAATTCTCGCATGAGCACCAACCGCATCAGGATCTGCAGCGTTAATCTCACAAGCTCCAAATAAACCTACATTGTCAGATTTTAGTTTTAAAGTTTCATTTCCAGTTCTTCCTAAACAAATATTTGTATCATGGTTGAATAGTGCTCTAACGTCTGGATTACGTTCTAACGCTTTATCTACAGCCTCCTTCTCAATCAATTCAAAGAAACCTTCCCAAAGTTCAGTTTCAACTCCGTATTTAATAAAATAGCCTTCGATATAAAGCTTTCCATCTTCTTCACTACGAGTATTGAAGTTTGTAGTGAGATAACTTTCCCTTTTATTCATTATTCTCACCACCCTTCAATTTGTTTTGATTGCTTAAATCTTCTTGATTTAGATAATTTTCTAAAACAATAATTTTATCCATTTCTGGATCAGGAGCTAAACCTACCCAATCTCTTAATTCATTTCTTCTCATTGCTGCAAGCTGTACCATTTGACTACCTGCATTTACTAATTCTGTAATGTTGTACGAATAAAGAGAACGTGGATTCAATCTAAAATAACGATTACTGCTAATTAATAAATCTCTTGTAAGAGTCTGAGCAATAATCTGAGCAATAGATAAGATTCTAGTGTTGATAAACGTGTTATATTCTTCTTTGTTAAAAGAACCTACGCCCAAATAAAAAGCTGGCACTCCGATGAGTCCAGCAATTGTTTTCTTATCAATTTCAACTGATTCGTTGATTGCAATATCTTTTAAAGTTAGCGGCTTAACTTGGTCTATCTTCATCATATCTGCAGGAATAATCCAAGGTTGTCCAGCTTCTGTTGTTTCTAAATAACTTTTAATAATTGTTTTACGTCCTTCTTCACTAGCTAATGTATCAATATCTCCTTGTACACTGACTACAACGCTAGGAATATTTTTACTACGCATAAAACTATTTTTTGTTTGAGTAGCCTGCGTAAGGTTCTGAACAATATCTCTCAGAGCGATTCTATATCCAGTTCCAATATGAGGTCTACTTCCATCTGGATTGATTGTAAAATGTACAATTTCATCTGGATTTAAAGTTACTTGACCGTATTGAACATAATAGCCATTATCGTCATCAATAAATCGAACACTACGCATATTTAATGGCATCAAATCTCCAATAAGGTTTGTTCCTTTAACCGTCCCAACGTGAACTACAGCATTTCCATCGCCATCTAATAACATGTCTTTAACAATACGATAAACCCACGTTTTTCGAGTCATATACTTATAAGGGTTAATATCGATTTTTCTAGACAATTCATCTTTTACTCTAACATCTCCATTTTCAGTATTTTCCATTAATTGGACAGTCATGTTAGACACTAAATCCGCAATTTTATCCACGGCTATCAAAACATCTGGATGTTTATTTAACGGAATATAACTGTCATCTCTTGAAATTAGTTCCCTCCACTCAAATGGATTTACAAATCCAACTGGTGGCGGGGCTGTTTGATTTCTTTTCTTCCAAAAATTTAACAATCCCATTTTAATCTCCTTTCATTCCAAAAAATTCTTTAACACGATATGAATTGTTATTATCGTTCTCTTCTAGCATTTGAACAGTTGCAAACACAGTGGCATCAAAAATATCAATACGCTGTGTTCCACCATCTCCATCCGCTTTTTCGTATTGGATCATATCATCCGTTTTTTCAATCGCTCGAACATTACCTACACAATATTCAAATGCTTCGCTGTGCGCATAGTAGAATTCTTTGTTTTTAACTTTCATTTCAATTCTTCTAAAGCCTTCAGACTTTTTCCAAAAGAATTGCGGTTGGTCTTTCATTCGGAATTTGTTTTTTTTCATTTTCATAACAAACTCACGACCGAACTTTCTATCAAATCCAACGCTTCGAATATTAAAGCCTAGCTGTCGCATGTTAATAAACCACTTAACAATGTCATCGTATAATACTGTTTTGGTATTACTCATGGTTAGCCATCCATCATCTTTCCAACCAAATAATGGAATACCATCGTCTTCCGCTTTTTCTTTAGCAGCAGCAATAGGAAAGAATGCATGAGTAACTGCAATATCAATTTTCTTTCCTTCGTGTTCATACTCTCCAACCAATGCTGCAGCGGTTAAGTCATGCATTTTAGAAAGGTCAGCACCGCCATACCATTTGATTGGAAGTTTAGCTAGTTCTTCTATTGTCCAATTGTATTGTTCATCACTCGCAATAAATTCATCCACATTGAAGTAAGTATTCATTGAGTTTGTAAATACATTTAGCGTTTTACTGAAAAACTCCATTCTAGTTTGTGGATCATTCATAGCCATTTCCGCTTCTGCTCTCAACTCTTCAAGTGTTACGGTTACGCCACACGATGGATTTGCCATCATTAGTGTTTTGTCTGATAAATAATCAATTGGCATTCCGTCTTTATCTTCATTAGCCTTACAGATAAAAATAAACAATTCGTCATTTTCAATACTTTGTTCTAATACCTTTCTGCAATATTTCAATCGGTTTGCTAAGAAACCGTTTGGAATATCTCCAGCAGTGCTAATGATGAATAGTAACTTATTTCTGTATGCACTCATCGTCTTTTTCATCAATCCATATTTTTTTGAGTTTCTCATTGTGTGAGCTTCATCCATGATGATAAAATTTCCATTTAATGCATCTAATCGTGATTCATCGTTCGCTAATGCTTGTACAAAAAAAGAGCCATCCTTACCGAAGTTACCAGTAATAGAGTGCTCTGAGTTATTATCTTTAATACTAATTCTTTTATCTTTCCAACGATCTACGTTGTATCGAATAAAACCAAACGCTTCTAGAGATTGTTTAACGCTATTAGCAACAATATAACATTTTGAAGAACTCATGCGTTCAATTAACGATTTGCAAAGTGCTAATGAAGCAGTGAACGCTGTTTTGCCTTGTTTCCTTGGAATAAAAACGAGTGATTCTTTGAACCGTGTCTCAATAGTTCCTGTTTTATAAAAACCCATTAGATTAACTACAACGAATATTTGCCATTCTTGTAGTTTCATAGGTTCATTTCGTAAGCTCACTGCCTTAACCGACTCGCCTTGATAGTGAACTACTACTTTTTCAATGAAGTTTACAGATATGTTAATAATTTCTTCATTGAGATAGAATTTAGGATTTTCAATATCTCTTAAGAAACGCTTTGCTTCAAGTATCTTTTCTTCACAAGCAGAAATACTACCATCAATCACGCCATTGGCATAGTTGATAGCTCGCTGAATGTAAGGGTTCATCCTTTACCACCTAATTTATTCATAATATCAATAATCGATGAATCTGAATCTTGAGCGATGATTTCTCCTAGTGACTTAGGATTAAGCATGAGCCTGTCTGAGTACTTTAGAATGTCGCTTCTAAGAGTTTCCATAACATTAACAAGCGGTATCTTCCTGTAGTTTTCCGCTCCAGCCTTGTTCACATATATTTCCGCAACTTCGTAATCACGTTCAGCATGTTCTTTTTCATACTTTGTATACTGGAATAACAATCCGGCATAAATACTAATTAAGTCAGCATACTCTTTGCGATAGGTTCCTAAACTTTTCATTTTCTTTTCCGTTGCTTTTTCAATTGTTTTCTTTGTAATTGGTCTTGCCAAAACTCGTCCTCCTTCCTGTAAGCCTTGAGATTTTTACCCCTTTTTCTATAAAATACCCTGCGTTTGGAAAAAGTCCTTTTCCTCGGTTTTCCAAGTCAAAAAATTTTTCAGTTCAAAGGTGGGGGGAATCCGTAAAATTTTTCAAATTCTGTTTTTTTACGTTTTTGCCATTCTTTTCCTTTTTTCGTGATTTCGTCATTATTTCTATTATGCATCTTATTGTGTTGCTTATTACATAAAGCCACTAAGTTCCACGCAACAAACTCAAGTTCAGGGTAATCTCTCACTGGGTATATGTGGTGAACCATCTCCGCCGGATTTGATTGTCCATATCTCAACGACTCCTGACATCTATATCCATCTCTTGCCATTACAAAATTTCGTAACCTTTTCCAGCGAGAAGAGTTCAATGTTTTTCTAGTCATTGTCCACCTTCTTTATAGGATATTTTCCTAACCAATTAAACATATCTTATATTCTGTTTAATTCGCAATTCTGATTTTTTACTTGATACAATAATCTTTTTTCTTGTTTCTAAAAATGAACTAACACTTTTCTCATTATGTTTAGTTGGACGTTATAAACCAAAATTAGTCATTACTTTATCTTGTTGGTCTTGACGAATACCAATATATTTCAACGTAATCGCTGGACTTGAATGGTTAAATAGTTCCATCAATGTTGCTACATCTTTGTTACGTTTATACTGATGATAACCAAACGTCTTTCGCATAGTGTGAGTTCCTACATTATCAATTCCGCATTCGTCTGCTGCAATCTTAATGATCAGATAAGCAGTACATCTACTAATGTGTTGGTTCTTTCCGTTTCTACTTTGGAATAGGTAGTGATGCAATGGTTTACCTTTTACATACTCTCTAAGTTCCTTTTTTAATACTGGAGTCATCTTTCTTTTTAAAGGCTTTCCAGTTTTTAATTCTTTAGTTTTAATATACCAACCTTGAACATCTTTAACTCTTAAATTAATGATGTCGCTAATTCGTAAGCCTGAGTTAATACCTAAGAGAAACAGCATGTAGTTTCTTTCGCTCCATTCTCTTAAGTAGTCTTTCATTGCTTGTATATCATCTTTATCTCTGATTGGTTCTACATAGTTCATGTTTCTCTCCTTTCTCCACAAAGAAAGAGCGTACACATTTGTACGCTCTGACAGTTAGGTTGGGTATTTTATTAGGGAATTACCGCTGACGGAATCGAACCGTCATACAACCACTACGGCACTGTTAAGAATCGTCTACATTCTCAACGTATATACACCTTTTTCAAGACTGGCTCCGGAATCATGTTTCCGCATGTTTTCCTTTTATTTACACTTTCTTACAATACATATTTTAATATATATCCTTTTTGTATTTCTACAAACTTTTTTTAGTAAATTCTACAATTTTTTTAATCGTAAACATCCACACCAAGCGCATAGGCTAGTTGCGTGATGCCTTCCATTCTTAAATCGCGTATTGTGAATTCGCTGTAATTCAATTCATTTCCAATCTTTACATCACTTTGTTCCAAAATCAATGATTTGTAAATCACTATCCGGTTAGTAGTCGGAATACTATTTAATGCAGTGTTTACACGTTCTACATAATCTTTGAATTTCTTTCCAACTGTATCAGCATACAGTGCTGCATCTTCAGTTGATGAATGAAATTGATTAGTAAAGCTTGGCGGTACGATTGTATAATGTGGAGTGATGCTTGGCATACTTTTCAAGTATAGTTTATTTAAAGCGTTCTTGTATCTACCTATTACTTTCATCACTGCTTGTTTGGTTTTGATGTAGTTTAGTTCCGGATAATCAAACAAATCTATACTTTCCAAGTATTCACACCTTCTTTCCTTAGAATGGCAAATCGTCATCGTTAACTTCTCCAAATTGAACTTGCTCTACATTTCCAATTGGCGCTTGTTGTCTGCCTTCTGTAACTGCTTTGGATTCTAGTAATGAAAAGTTTTCTACTAGCACTTCTGTTATATATACTTTTTGTCCTTCTTTATTCTCATAGTTTATTGTTTGTAGTCGTCCTTCAATCCCTAGCAATGAACCTTTCTTAGTAAAGTTTGAAAGATTCACTGCTGGCTTTCTCCAAATCACACAATTAATAAAATCTGTTTCCTTTTCTCCACTTTCTTTTTTATAGTTCCTGTCAATTGCTAATGAGAATGAACCAAAAGCAGTTCCGTTTGATGTATATCTTAAATCTACTGGTCTAGTTAATCTTCCTACTAAACATACATTGTTAATCATATTTTACACCCCCAAATATTGTTCATGCATTTTCAAATCGCCTTTAAGAATTTTGTTCACTCTTTTTAATTCTTTAAAAGCCTGCGCTCTCATTGCCTTTATTCCGTTTCTTCTTGCTTCATCAGTAACCGGAATAAAATAACCTGTTCTTCCATTTCTTTCCCCAATAATCACAATATCAAAATCATTTACAAGGACATCAATTATCTTTTTAACGCGTCTTTCTGAAAACTTAGTAATTCTCATAATATCAACCCTGTTAATTCTTTTTGTATCGCTATTTGGAATTAATCTTAATACTGCTCTTTCATCCAACCCTAATCGTTTCATGTTTATTTATTCCCCTTTTCTAATTCTTCCAATCTATCCGGATTATAGCCTACCCATGCATTTTCAAAATTATCATCAATCACTACTACTGGCATACCTTGAAATCCGTATGATTTAATTTTTTCTAATATCCCTTCAACTTCAAAAACATCAACTGCTTCATATTTTATTTTATGTTGATCTAAATACATTTTTGTCATCTCACATTGTATGCAAGATGGTTTACTGTATACTGTTACTTTCATGTTAACTACGCATCCTTATATTCTTTTTTATCTATATCTTTTTTCTTTCTTAAACAAAGTAAATTGCACTTCTTTTGAATGGTGTGAACTCAAATAACATTTGCCCGGTTTCGCTAATATCATATCCATAAGTACTATCATAACTTGATGGCTTACTTGGGCTTTGTAATTGATACCATGTTAGTCCTGCAAATGATAGTGATTTTTCGTGGTGAAAATGTCCTGTAATTAAATAACGTGATTGGCTTTCTCCCCACTCTTTGCTAAATTTAGCAGTAATCACTTGATGCAACTTTTCTGGATTTTTAATCTTATCTCCATGATGTAAAAAGATTGAATGTGGCCCCAGTCTAGCATGCTTATATTCATCAAATTTCAAATCAAATTTGATTTGTGTATAAAGCCTTTGTAATGCTTTGACAAATACAAAATCTGTAGAAGGTGCGTGATTACCTTTTAAATAAACCAATGTTACCTTTCTGCTATTCTCTAGTGCTAAATCTAGTAGTGGTAGGATGAAATTAAATCCATCTTCAATGCTTGCATCAAAATCAACTTCATCAATCCGTGTGCCTTTTTCAGTCGTGTTTAACAGATTATCAACATGAAAATAATCACCGTGCAATGTAATAAGTATCTCTTCATATCTGTTCAATATCCTATCTGCAATCTCACGTTGTAATGCAGCATAGTCATATTTAGAATTCAATCCAAAGTGCATATCTGATAATGGAATCAATAGATATTCTTCCGGTATTTCTTCACACGATAACTCTATTTTTCGTGGTTTTAACTTGCTTAGAACTCTTTCAATATCTTCTGCAGTGATTTCTGGTTCTTTTCTAACTGCTACAATTTTTGATTGATAATTGTAGTAAGTTGAGCCGGAAATAGGAGTAGTCCACTCATTGGACGTGATAGACTTCAACTTGAAAATCTTTGGATCAAATCCATGTAATTTTAGAAGTTCTTCATCCGTGAATACTTTCTTATTCTTTCTTCCAATCTTGATTTCTGAACCAATTGAGCCATCCGCCTTGATATCTTTCTTTTGATACCTTGTTTCATTTTCTTTAGTACTGGAATTCGCTTGTTGAATTTCCGCGTATCTAGGATGCCTTCTACATCTATTCCGGATTCTATCAATTGCTTGTGAATCGTTAAAACCCATCTTTTGTGCAACTGCCGGCCATGAGTATCCTTCAAGTTTTAAATCAATAGCCTTATCTACATCAATTTCCGTCATCTAGTCACACTCACAATCAATAAATAGTTTTTTTATTTCATCACCAAACAATTCGATAGCACGTTTGGCGTCTTGTTCATTTTTGAAATATCCGAAAATCGAAAATGAATTTGTCATATAAGTCCAATATGCTTTAAACTCTTCTTCTGTTTCGTAACTAATTTCCCATTTTTTATCACGATTACTCCAATCAGGCTTCCAATCCCCATTACACTCATCTCTGAACGCTTTAAATCGTGTCAGTAGGTTTCTGCGTTTGGCTTCTAGTAGGACTGCTTGTCTAGTTGAAAAAACGTTGCCTTGTTCAAATCTACTCTCATCTATACCCATACAATTCCATCTGTATTCCCAACTAAGTCCATCATCACCTAACTTAAAAACCTTATCGCCTTCTTCATACGGGCATTTCATTTCCCACCCGTTTTCCAATCGGTCGATTTCTGCTTTCATTTCTTCTAGCTTTGCTTCTAAATCTGCTGTTTTTTGCTTTAGTGTTTCTAGATTTGTCATTTTGTGTCCTCCTGTTTTATAAAATAATTGATTGGATTTCCGAAAATATCATCCTTCGCTATTTCGTCAAGTAAATCATCAATTTGTTTTGAAGTCAGACGTCTTTTCGGTTTTTCGTCCATCATTTCTTCGATTTCTTGAATCGTTTCTTCGACATAAACCGTTTCTCCAAAAACGTTCAGTTTAGTAAATCTATCTTTTGTATCTTCAACCCACTTACCTTTTTTGAATAGACCTTCTTTTTTCCACTCAATAATTCCGACTTTTTCCATATAACCAATAGCATGTTTAGATACTCTTATTTTCTTTCCGTCACTACGCCTTGTTAATTCGATGAACATTACTAATCCTCCCTACAAATCCACTAAATAATCAATGGAATAATCATCCACTAACAATCCAAGCTTCATTCCTTGGAAAAAGGCCTTTTGTTCTTCTTCCGTCTTAAATTCTAGTGTTTCAAGTTGAAATATTTCCCTTACTTCTTGCAATCGTTCTTCTGTGCATCCATCTTTTAATATATCTTCTACTAATCCAACAATGTCTGATATAAACATCATTTAATCACCTACTTATCTATGAATGTAGTAACCAGCGATTGCATCTAATATAAAGCATCCTTCATGTACAATTACTTTATTTTTATAGTCATAATCTCGATTTTTTCCTACATAAGTAAATTTCAGATATTTTCCATATTCAATACCATATTCCTTCAAACCGTAAAAAGTATATTTTTCTTGATCTTTAAAAACTATAATTAGTGTCATTTAATATCCCCTTCTTCAACCAACCAATCAATATTTTTTCTAGCTTTCTTTAAATCTTCCAAACCGTTTTTTTCTGCATATCGTAATAAATATTCAACCGCGCTACACCACCGGTGCGCTTCCATACCTCTTTTGTTTTTAACAAAGTTTTCAAGAACTTCTTTAACTTCTAATCCTTTATTCCCAACATAGTGACTTGGCTTATTTACTGCCTCTTTAATTCGTGCATTTTCTTTTAAGTCCATCTTTATACCAACTTCAATTCTCTTTTGATGAATTGGGTCATTTAAATTCATGCCATCTTAACTCCTTCAAAATATGCTTTTAAATTATCTGTAATCTTCTTTCTAGTGTTTGGAAATAATTTGTATGGATTGTTCAAAAACTTATTCAACGTGCTAACCTTTACTTTTAAAATATCTTTTTGTATGTGGTAGAAGTTGTTGGATGATGTTCCAATCATCTTTTCTATTTCATCGCGTGCAATTAATAATTGAGTGTTATAATCGTTTGCTTCCACAAACATCAAACTTGCATCCGGTTTGATTGGCTCAAACAGTTTGGGTGCTGCTTGAATTAATGTGACTGTTCCTAACACGTTGTTTTTATGTTTAAACTCAAATGCTTTCTCATACGATATAAATTCCAACGCTTGATGTTGATTCTTACAAAATTTCAATGTTTTCTTTGGATGCTTTTTATCTAAATAACCTTCCATGTATGAATAATCTTTAAACCCTTGGAAGTACATCCCGTTGTGCTTAATTACAAACATTTGTTGTCCCCTTTTACTCAACTTAACCAAAGTTTTTATTGTATTCTTCTTCAGTCATTTTTCCTGTAATCAATTTTCTTTTATTGCTCAAATAAGCTTCTTTATCACCAGTTGTTTTCAATTCAGAAATGGCTTTGATGATAGATGTGTAGCGTTCCGGATTTTCTTTGTAAACCCTTAGTTCTTTTTCCATCGATGTTTCCATCAATTAACACCCCTTTGTGTGCGTTCTTCGTTCTGTTGTCTAAATAACCAATCTGGAAGTGGTTCAACATAGCCTTTAGGTTTGGTTGGATAATTTGAATAATTAGTTTTTGGATTAGAATCTATTTTGTATTCATCATTCCAACACTCTTGATTGAACCATGTTCCACCTTGCTTGATATATTTAGTTTCAGTCTGATTAGCTTTCACATATTCGATGTATGATTGTAAGCCATTCTGAATTGTAGTGTGCTCAACTCCTTTTTTAATAGCTTTTGAATAAGCCTTAAATGCATCGTTCTTTCTTTCTTTTCTTGGATAAATATTCCACAAATCATTAAATTGCTTTTCTAGCAATTTGGTGGATATATTATTATTAGATTTACTTTCATTTAATTTACTTTCTTTTTCTTTATTTAATGCGGTACTAGGTGCGGTACTAGGTGCGGTACTAGGTGCGGTACTAGGTGCGGTACTAGGTGCGGCATCGTTATATTGTTTGATTATTTTGTATGAAGTGGCTTTCCCATGATTTGTTTTAAACTCAATATATCCTTTTTGAGAAAGTTCATTTCTAGCTTTCTTAATTCCTGCTTCAGATAATTGAGTAAATAATTCTAGTCTTGAATTAGCAACAGTAAACCATTCTTTCCAAGCACAATCGTTATTAACGTTCATTAATGCGTATAATAAAATAAATTGCCCTGAAGAAAGTGGGTTTATAAGTTGTTGCTGATTGATTGCTAGAATTTGTTTTAAGTAATTCACATAAGCAACTCCTTTCCCTTCTAAAATTCCCAACGTTTGATTTTGTGTATTTTTATGGTATAATTTATTTAAATCTTGAGTGTGGTGGCTATTTTTAGTCACCACTTTTTATTTCTCTAATAATTCCACTGCAGTATTGAAAGCAGCTTCTAATGTTTTATGTGTGCTTCTGCTTGAATACTTACTTCCTTTAACTTTTACTGATAGGAAATATCTTCCGTTCATTAATTTCACTGAACCAACAATTTGACTATTCTGTAGCACATCAAATTCAGTATCATCAAACATATTTTCAATTATACTTAACATAAAATGGATCATTCTTTCTAACGTATTCTAAACGGTTGTAATTTTGGTTTGCTGCACCTACCCAGAGATGCAAGAACGCAATTACACCAATAAGTGCTAATCCTACATAGCTAAGAAATTTTAAATACTTCTTGATAAAAGTAATTCTGAATTTTTTCCAATATGTTTTTCTTTTTAATCTATTTGTACGTTCTATTTCAACGCGTGTCACTATCGTTTCCCCCTTTTCCGTTCGTCCCATAATTTTTGGATAATCTCTAAACTATCTGTTTTGTATTTATAAGGCCTTGTATCTGTTTTTCTAGAAGCTACAACCATTGGATGATTTCTAACTTCTGATTTATCCCAATTACTTTTTGAAGTTCCAATTGCATTACACAATTCAATTGTGGTTAACCATCGTTTGTTGATTGTCGTATCAACAAATGGTTTAATGATTTCAACAAACTTTTCAGGATTTCTTTTAACCACTTCTAAAAATATTGGTTCATAATAATCCAATGTTGCTTGTTCCATTTCTTATATCACCCCTTTCGTAAGTATCTTTTAGGACACTTACTCATTAAAAAAAATTTCCAT